TAGCCGATTCCGTGGTTGGTGAAAAATTGCTGTAAGGTGTTAAAAGTGAAAAAGCAGCGCGCCTCGGGGGCAACGCTGAGCACGTGGTCATCGCCATAAAAGGTGGACTGGATCAAAGCCATGAAGTCTTGCGGCCTCACGTCTTTACAATTCTGGCACACTCCGTGTCCCCTTTTGAGGGAAACAAAGGCCACAATCATGTACACCCAGTTGCACAGCGAGTTTAAGTCGCTGGTCACTGGGATTCCAGAGGGTATACCCTGATGTTTTTGAACTAGGGTGTTCCCGACGATGGTATAGGTATGAATGGCGGTATCAATGAGTCTCATTCTGACTCGATCATCTTCTTCTGTTCCTCCGCACAAGCGGTACAGAGGATTAATGATGTCTCGAACCACAGCTCCCATAACGGAGGCGAGAAGTTTCCCGTCCCATTGCTTGAAGTCTCCGGCAATATTCTGGTTCCCACATTGGAGAAGCCTGTCAGCCAAAAACGTCCAATCCGGCCCGAGTGGGTTGATTCCCACAGCCGATGGTAGCGTTGTGCAGTTTTGGTTCATCATGGCCACCCAGGCCCCGAAGTACTTCCGGAAAAGCATGTTCAGGTGAAGGGGGGCACAACTGAAGAGTCGCGTCTTTCCAATCTTTACGTTCTTGATCGCCACGGTTTCTTGTTTGAGATTCTCGTAGTTGTAAACGAACTTAGTGTCTTCATTTTGGCGCGCGTGGTTCTCCCACATGGTAAGATCGAACATGAGAACTTTGCCCGGACAGGTGTCCTTGACCATAGTATCTATGTCGATTTGGTACTGGTCTTCAGCTACCTTCTTGAAAAAGACATGTTTGCCTTTGCTCATGGGGGGTCGCAGGTTCTTGTACGGCATTCCAGGGGACGTTGACATGTCCATCCCTGTATATTGGGCCATCTGGTTTCCGTTGATCATCTCATCATGGTCAAGGAGCCGAAGCTCCATCCCAGATGGGCGATGCCCTGACAAAACCTTCCGGACGAGAGTCGTAGCGAAATCCACATCATCCGCCTTAAAGGGCGTAGCGGGCTTAGCATACTTCTGTAGTCCATGGTCTGCGGGGGACAAGTAGTCCTCAGGGCGCTCTGTGATCCGTTCGTCGGAGGGAGACAGCACTGCTGGCTCCTTGGTATGGAGCCAGACACAATCAAACAGGGGGCTGGGCACAATGTCGGTCTTCATAGGGAAACGCTGAGCGTACTGTCCTTTGACAGTTCCCACAAAGTCCACGTTGCCAGAGGGCAACACATTGGCCAGCTCGAGTTGTGCATCGAGTGTAAGCGCGTCGTTCAGGATGTTCGGTTCTGCCGTAACACCCATCACTAGTTTTGGAAAATGAGTTTTGATATGTTGGG